GCTCTTCCGCTGAGCTACAAGGGTATGGCTGGGGATGCAGGCATCGATCCTGCGACATTCGAATTAACAGTTCGACGCTCTACCATCTGAGCTAATCCCCATCGTTGTGACTTAGTCCTATGTCTTTTAGCAGATTTTCTGCTTCTGGAGTGTAAGAAATAATAGCCTCTAGGTTTTCATTATATTCAACACTTATTAAGTTTTTATTATATAAATCAACCAATGCCTGGTCTATAAATTTTACATGGGCTTCCCACAAATCAGGTGCCAGATCCTTTGCTTTTTCGGTAACAGAAAATAATATTTCTCCGTCTTTATCGACTCCGCTAATATCTATAGCACCGATCTCAATATAGTAATCCATATCGTTAGGTTCCATTTTTCCTCCTGTGCAACAAGTAGGACTTGAACCTACGATTACCGAATTATGAGTTCGGGGCTTTAACCAACTAAGCTATTGTTGCCTGTTAGTATATTATATCCATAATGTGCCTGCCAGTCAATAGCATCTTGATGATCATTTAGTAAGGGTTGGCCCTTTATGTTTAAACTAGTATTTAATAAAATTGGAACACCAGTTTGTAAATAAAACTTATTTAATACTCTCCATAAACCTCTATGCTGATCCCTATTGACTGTTTGAACTCTTGATGTTCCGTCTTCGTGAACAACGGAAGGGATTAAGTCTGGCTTTAAGCACTTAACCGTGTACTGCATATATGGAGAAGCGAAGTCCATGTCAAACCATTTAGATGCACACTCTTCCATAACTACTGGGGCAAACGGACGGAACAACTCTCTTTGTTTAATTAGATTTACTTTATCTTTAATATTAGGATCTCTTGGGTCTGCAAGGATACTTCTGTTTCCCAAAGCTCTTGGGCCGTACTCCGCTCTTCCTGAAGCAACCGCAACAATTCCATCTTTTAATATGCTATCAACTATTTGTTGTACTGGGTAATCTCCTCCCATATCGTATCCTAAATATGGAGTCTTCCACTCTAAATGCTTTCCATATAATGCTGCAGCTGCACCCAGCGAGCTACCAGCATCTCCTGGATTTGGCATAATCCAGACGTCCTTAAATATATCCCACAATGATGTGTTAGCCTTACTATTTAAAGCACATCCTCCCATAAAAACTAAATTACTTTTTCTTGTAATTACTTTAGCGTAACGCATATACTCAATAAGTCTTTTTTCATATACCTTTTGAACTGCTGCAGCTAAATCAAATTTTCTTTGCTCAAACCACTGGCCTATATATCCAGTGCCTTCTTGTCCTGCAAAGCATGGCACATAACCCCAGTCAAAATCTGTTATCCCAGTATGAAAATTATATTTTTGCTTATTGTATTTAGGGAAATATTCATTTACCTGATCAAAATATCTATCTGGATTTCCATATGCAGCCATCCCCATCATTATGTACTCTTCTTGGTTTGGCATTAATCCTAAAAATTTTGTAAATGCTGAATAAAATAACCCAAAGCTAAACGGATAGTTGTCCTGATGAACCATTTTAATCTTTTCGCCTTCTCCGACCCAGATTGTTGATGTGTTATATTCACCAATAGCATCCAATACTACAATTACTGCATCTGTAAACTTGCTAGTATAATAGCCAGCACAGGCATGTGAGTAATGGTGGCTAAAAGATTTTCTTGGAACACCTGGCAGGTTGAATCTTGGTCTCCAGTCTCCAGCACCGCCCTTTAGAAATAGCCTGGAGGCCTTTAGAAGGGGTTTCTCATAGTAGGCTATAGCATCAGGTGAGCCATACGACAGTGCGTCTTTAACAAGGCTGTCATTAACGTACCAATCATTTTTTTCTTTACTGTATCTTTCTGCATGGCCCGCAAAGAGTATCTCTCCATCTTTAATTAAAGATACAGAAGCATCGTGAGAAGTTTCATTAACTCCTAAAATAATCATTTTACTACCCCACCCCATCTATTTTTCATTTCAGATAAAACTTTTTCCGCTACGTGTATGTTCCTGTGTGAACCCCAGTGTGGTGTGCTGGTTGCAACCTTTCCAATATCTTTGGCATGATTAAAAAACACCACGTCCTCAGACTCTAAATCCTTATGGCAACCCGAAGCATCTAAAATATCCTTTTTATTTTTATCCAAATACCAACTCCAAACTGGTATATGAAAATAGCTTTGGTGATCCTTATTATTTTTTTGTAAATCTGCTATAAAATCCATTACGCTATATGAGTTACTCCAACAGGACCACATAAATTTAATACCTGCATTCTCGCAATATTGCTCAAGCATTAAAAGCATTTGCATATTTATAAAATATGCTGATTGCGGATTCATTACATCTTCTATTGCGTATGGTGCTTTTGCGTATATAGGTGTAAATACATCAACAGTAGCAATCTGCAATGGAGAAAAATCAACATCTTCTGTTTCTGTTTTCTTAAACTTTTTATAATATTCTGCCCAGTCCCATTTAGTTATTGTGTTTGGGTCTGGAATAAACTCAATTCTTTCAAATGGTGGCAGCATACAATAAATATATTTTGGGTTTCCAAACTCCTTTATATATGCAAATGTTGAACGAACAACAGATCCTACTGAGTTGCCCTCATAAGCAATATTATGAACTGTTCCCAAAAAATTATCTTCTACAATATCTGAAAATCTATATTCTTTTGGCAAGGATGTGCCCCATGTTTGAGAGCATCCGTTTATCAGTAAGTCTGCTGCTTCAAAAAAATCCTTGTCTCTGAATCCATAGTTATTTAAAGAGTAGTTAATACCCTCTTTATTCCATTCTTTAAACAACTTGCTAACTGTTGGAGCTCTATTAACAAATATTTGATTCTCTAATTTGTTTGAAGAAATAGCTTCGGCTGTTCTTTTGCCATCCTTGATATCCCAATCAATATACTTTTTACCGCCTTGATTATCCATTTAAAGTCTCCTCATAAAATTTTTCTGCGATATGAATGCTTGCGTGTGCACCTATGTGAGGGTTTTTGTGTTGATCGTAATCGTTTGCTATTTCCCAAAACATCCTATAGCCTGTGTTATTTGCGAGATCTTGATGACAATCAGGGTGGTCACCGCTAAAAGTTTTTTCGCTAAACCACCTAGAATCTATAGAAGTATAGCCTTTATAGTATTCATTTTGATTAGCAATCTCTTTGAAGAATAAACTTTCATCTGGGTCCCAAAATCCATATCTTAAAAATATATTAGACTGATTGCAATATTGCTCAAGTAGTCTTAGTGACATTAAAGATTGATCATAAGCAATTTCTTCTGTGATAATTTCTTGTAAGATTAAAGGCAATTTATAAAATTTAGCATGCAGTTCGGGATTAACGCTGCCGTCAATTAATATGTCATTGTTATGTGTTTCTTTAGATACCATAACTTCTGGAGTTCTTGGCAGCCTAAATCTCCAGAGTGGTGGCAAAAGAATAAATAATTTTTCTGGGTGACCAATTTCTTTAAAGTAAGCAAAAACTATTTCAACAATTCCTCTTACCGACTTACCTGGCTGCCCTAAATTATCTACATCTTTTGCGTTCAACTTTTCTTTTAAAATGTTTGGCCAGATTAGGGAGTCTGGAAGCCCAGTCCCCCATGTTTGTGAGCATCCTGCAACTAAAATCTCGGCAGGACTACCCTGAATAAAATTTTTACCTCTGTATAATTTTCTATTTATAGAATAGTTTTCTTGGCTAAAAAGGCTGTAGTCTGGATGGTTCTTATAGAAAATTTTATTTTTTAATTTATCTAGATAGTATTCTTCTTTAGCTTGGCCCCATAGGTTAGGCTTATATGCATGCTTCTGAGAAAGATTTTGAAGACTAGGATATAGAAAATTATTTCTTTGACTGCTGCTATAAAAGGTATCGGCTTTTCCTAATAGGGCGTCTCTAAATCTATTTTTTAGATTCATTAGTAAATATAATCTCCATTTTTTCTAATTCTTTTTTTACTCTTTTTTCTGTATAAGTATACGTATAAGCTGTAAAAAATATTCTTAATCATTAACTGAACCTTCAACTATTTGCTGTACATATTCTGAAAAATGCTTTCTAATATTACCCATAGGTCTATGTCCAGCAGCCTTCCAGATTCTTTTATATTCAATTACATTGCTGAAAGTTGTTGGGCACAAAACTAATCCGTTGTATTCCTTTAATACCGTTGGAAGAGGAACATGCTTTCCACAACACTTACATTCTTTAGCTTTCTCTTGATAAGTACTCATATTATCATCATCCTGTCCATTGCGTCTCTTAAGTTTTCTGGCATTCTTGGAGCCCTAATCATATTATATGAGCTAGTTTCTCCGTCATCTTTTGTTCCAAAATCGTTGTCATAGCTCATAGATTCATATGTATGCACATTGATCTCTTCGCTTGTATCAAATTTACTTCTACTAATAGCATTGTAAATAGCTCCACAAACTGCATCCGCCAAGTCTTTAGAGCCTTTTCGTGGGTGGTCAACTCTATCTCTCATTATTTTAAGCTGAAGTAATTCATCTATAAGCAACTGTATGTGGGGCCCAGATAGTCTTTCTTCAGCCACAATCATTGCCATATCGTCATAATGTTTTTTAGCGACAGATAGAATCTCTGTATTGATGCCGTATTGTTTTAGTTGTTGCATCATATCATGAGAGTTCCATCTGTCAAAAGTACAAACCTTTATCTTAAACCCACGTGTTCTTAATGATAATATATAATCTTTTACTTCTGTAAAGTCTACGGACTTATCTGCTGTAGGGGTCCAGAATCTAACAGCATCAATTTCAACCAAGGGTGCTGGTTGAGAATAGCTATCTGTAACTTTAATATTAACCCATTTGTTTACGTGCCCCATTGCAACTGCACAATGGTCATGCTTTTGTGCTAGGTCTACGTGTAAGAAATATTCCTTGTCTGGATCTGGAATAAACCAATCTTCAAGTCTGCCAAATTTATCTACCGCAAGATGTCCTTTATTAAAAGCCTTCTCCACCTTTTCTCTTGATTTAAAGAATGCATCGACAGCATCTGGTGGCATGCAAGCAAATCTAGATAATGCATCTAGTGGGTTTGTAAAAAAAGCTACCTTAAAATCATCAATCGTTCTAACTGGGTTTATCTCCCAAGTGGGACGCTTAAGAGCGTATACTTTTGGAATCTTATATGAAACAATATGATCTTCTTCCCACTCTACGCTAAACTCATTTCCCTCTGTTCCATCTGGAAGATCTTCATCCATTTTAAACTTATGATCACGAATAACAGTTTCTTTTTCTGCCACAACCGCATTGTATCTTTGTTGAATATAATCATTCTTATATCTAGGAAATGACAGCAATATAACCTTGCCGAAGTCTGGAAAGCGAGAGTCTACTGATGCACGGTACATGTCATATATAGCTGCACCTGTCTTTGCTTGCTCGTGGCCAGTTGTATTGTCTATTGCAAAGCCAGAAATCTCATCGAGGATAACAACAATTACGTTGTATCCTTCCCAAGCCTCACGCTCTGAGTGACCTGAGTGTACTGTAATGGCTTTATCAAATTTAACTTCTGAAGCCTTATCGTTATACTTACCTGCGAACCAAGGTGACTTATCGATACGTGTTTTAAATCCCTTAAAGAATACGTTGCTTGCCTGCTGAGAGTTAATAGCAATGTTAATAATGTCAATGCTATCTCCTGGAGGTTTTCCATAATATGTTGCTGGATCTTTGAGGCATAGTAAAAGATATACAATGTATGCTACTGCAATTGTCGAACAATAATCTTTTCCAGAACCTTTTCCAAGCTGAGCAACAACTTCGTTAGCGGTCTGCTTAAATCTTATTTTTCCTTCTTGTTCTCCAAATAACTTGACGAGGGTTGACTCTTTGTAGATCTGCGAACTTTTTTCAATAAGCGTGTACTGGTAGTCGGAAAGTTCTGGAAGCCCAAGGTATTCTGGACTTCTAACAAACGTTCTAAGATCGACTGGTTTTTCATCAAACTCCTCACCATCGAGCATGTCGATAAGGTCATTAAAATCAAACGACATCGGATGCCTCTACTGGCACTGATTCGATTACTCCAGTTATCTGAGACAATCTTTTTGCAACATCCATCTTGCACTTAGGACATGTTGAGGTTACTTCCTTTAAAATTTTAACAAGGACCTCTTGCTTGCGCTCTGTTTCTGCAATTTGAGATGCTATTTCATTATTTTCAAGAACACCTATAGACTGCAACATTGCAATCCTTTTAGTTTCAATATCTGCAATAAGCTTTAGTGCGCCAGACTTAATTCCTAGCTGACCAGACGTATCTGCATCTTCAACTGTCTTCCACGCTTCTTTGATAAGCATTGCATAATGTTGGTCAGCACCAGATATAGCTTCTCTAGCACGATCTCTTATGTTGTTGTCATTATGAACGACATCTTTCCAGTCGTCAATTAACTCTAATACTTCTTTGCGCTGGATACCAGTAATTGTGGCGATTTGGGTAGGAGTACTTCCTTTAAGAAGTTCTTCAACAACCCTATTCATTCTATCAAAATGCTGTGATAATTCTATTTCGCTCATTAATCTATTGTACTTTTAGTCGACTAAAATGTCAATTAGAATTAGCCTTAGCAATCTTAAGAAGAATTAAATAGCCTATCATGTCATCAATATCATTATCTCCAGCAAAGCCAGACCCATTCTTAATTCTATTTATCTTGTCATCAATACGAATCTTAATCTGCTCTTGATTATCCGCCTGCGAAAATATTCTAATTGGAGATAAGGCTGAGTCTCCGTAAGATATATTCTTTTCAATTAGCATCTGTGCCACCTCAAGACACTGGGTAATAATCTTATTTCCAGATGGTGCGTCTGTTGCCATTAGCTGTAAATCAGTTACCCATAACTGAAAACCATTTTGTTTATTTGGATATCCAAACATTATTCCGCCTTTTTGTTTAGTGTTGCAATAAAATGATCATCAATAGGGTTATTGGGATCTTTTGAATACTCTATGGTGTCTATTGTAAAATATTTTTCAACAATTGGCAACACCTGTGATGCAGAATGATCAATCCATGTTCGGCTATGAAGTACAAGCCTGTCCACTATTTGAGACAAATCTTTTAGATATGAGTTTAACTCCGCATCATCTATATGCTGAAATACAAGACTAGCTAATGCTAAATTAAACTTAAACCCTTTTACGTAGTCCCAGTCGGTGGTATAGGATATATTATTTAATTTGTTTTCTTGTGGCACTAAACCTATCATGCTTGGGAGATCAAATGCAATAACCTTGTCATATGTTTCTGCAAGAGCTACGGAGTTTCTTCCGACCCCACATCCAAAATCTAATGCGGTCTCTCCATTTCCAAACAAAGATTTAATCTCATCATATACTGGCATATCTTTAAGTGGTCCACTGTATCCAGTAAGAATTAGATCTCCAGCTGTTTCTTTATTGGCGCCTAGCCATACGTCTTTGCTCATCTTTTTTTAATTAATCCAAACTGGTCTAAGTACCTTTGTATAGTCATTGCGGAAACTCCGCATTCTTTTCCGATCTCTGTAACGGTTTTCTTTTGAATCACATATCTTCTATAAAGCCACTCTTTGCTTTGATAATATTTCATCTTTCAGTCAATACCTTGTTAGCATAATGTGCAATACCAAAGCTATCTGCAACGTCAAAATCCACCACATTTAAATTATACTTTCTATTAAAGTAGTCAGCAGTTCTCTGCTTTCTCATATTGCGTAACTGATTCTTATACCAGGATTCTGCGTATCCTGGATTGGCTAATCTTATTGCAGACTTTTCATCTTTCGTTGGATTTTTGTTGCCAATGTGCGCCTGCCACGAGGATGGGCTAATAGTAATAACCTTAGACCCAGTAGACATAAGCTCAGCAATAACAACTCCATAGACATAAGACAATTTTATCACAGCATCGGGTGATCTGACAAGTATGGCACCCTCCACCGCAATATAATCGCTTTTTAATTCATCAAGCATTAGATTCATTCTTAATTTAGCATTATATATTTTTTCATATATATCTTGTCCCACTAGGTCTATCTTGCCCCACTTTAAAGGAATATCATTTTCCATAAGGCAAAAAGCAATAGAGTTGGTAGATGCGTCTATGCCTAAAACTCTATTCGCCTGTATCTTCTTTAAGCTAGCTAACGTCATTTATCCTCTTTAAAATAGAATCAACATTACCTGTATTTATATTTTTCTCACAAGAAGAGCATATTGTATTTTTGTTATACCTACTTAACTGGATCTTGCATCTCTTGCAAAGTCTTTCGGCTCCATTTTTAATTGCTTTTTTCTCATAATACTTTTCCATAATTCTTTTATTAGTTGCAATTCTACAGCATTCATCCTTGCAATACTTTTGATTATGTGTTTTAGGTGTAAACTTTTTCTTACACTCTTTGTTTTCGCAAATCATACAAGAGGAACCTCAAACTTTTCAATTTGCACCGTACCAAGTGGGGTATCCTTAGAATAGCACTCTTTCTTAACTGGACAGTAGGTGCATGGCATCTTTGATTTAGTTGCTCCAGAAGGTCTCATCGGAAGATCTCCATCCTTAAAGTTATCCCAGACTTCGCACATCCACAAGAATGTATCCTCAATGATCTTTGTATTCTTTTCATTCATTGAGATTGGAATTACAAGCACCTCTTGAGTGTTCTTGTTTTCATATAGAAAAAATCCCTCTTTAGCATTCTTCAGCTTCATATATGTTAATAGCTGAAGCATATGGTTAGCTGTTGGCTTCATCTCTGATTGCCTTGTATCCCATACTTCCTGCTTAGCCGTTTTAATTTCACCAATTACAGTTTCGCCGTCGTACTCCATAATAAGATCTATAAAGCCTCTGATTGGTGGATACTCATTGATAATCTCTTCTTCTTCTGCTCTAAACTGTGGCATAGATGCAATAAGTTTTTGAAGTCTTTCATGTGCCTGTGTTCCTTGTGCCATATTTGCAACAGCAACAGCATCATTATCATCAATAAACATTGCGCCAGAGAATGCCATGTACCAGTATCGTGGGCACGTTCCGTGTCCATATCCTAGTGAGCTTGGACTAAATGACTTCTTTGTCATCTCTCCATCTGCACGTTTAGTATTTCGATACGACTCATCAAGAAGTTGGGCAAACAATTCTGGATCAAAGAATTTGCCAGTGTGCTTTTTAAACTTTAGATTCTTTACTATATCTCTACCCATTTAGGAGTTATACCTCACAACATATTTAAGCGCATCTACCAACTTGTCTATGGACTCTTTTACAGAATAATATATATTCTTCTTGTTATTGTTTTCTGTTCCAGCTTTGTCCTTAGCAATTGTAGAATATACAGATGCAAGCACAGCAAATTTAGTTGACATTGCTTGAAGCTCCATAATTAAATGAGGTGCTTTTGCTGATGGGACATCAGGATTCATTAACAATTTTACCACAATAGAAAGAGCTTTGTCTAAATGTTCATCTTTCATAAAGTCATGTAGGTCATTGAACTCTGTAATATTGCTAATTAGCTCAAGGGTATTTTTATCCTCTGTCATTTTTAATCCTCTTATCCCACTTGTCTATAAACAATCCCAAAGGGTATCCCAGCGTAAAGCCTAGGACCAAACCCATTAAAAATGTGTTCATTAAAATGGAACCTTGCCCTCTGATACATCCCACTTAGATGGAGCTGACCATGAGTTATCAAACTCTGGAGCAAAGTCTTTCTTAGACAAAGACCATGTAGTTACGGCAATTGTATCTGCATTAACATCATAAGATGTACGATTATTTCCTTCTTTATCTTTCCAGGTTTCTTCGTAGATCTTGCCTACAATAACTACTTCTTGACCTTTCTTAAGGGTAGCAATACTTTGTTCCGCCAAACTCTTCCACGCCTTGACTGTCCACCAGGAAGTATCCTTGTCGTCCCAATTGCCTGTTGAATCATTCTTTACACGATCATTAGACACAATACGCAATCTAACTCCGCCTCCATTAAGCTTAACTGGATCTTGTCCTACTCTGCCAACTATTGTGATTGTTGGATTAGCCATTATTATTTTCCTCCCAGAATGCGATCAAGTCTTCTAAGACTGACCACTCAATGATTCCAAGACGAACCTTGGAATCCTCACCGATAATAATTTTAAGAGCAGGATGCATATCTCTGCTTACCTTAAAAGTATCTGTACATATTTTAGCCCATACATCTTTATTTAAATTAAATGATGACTTAGCCTCCTTGTAATCTACAAGAAATTGATTCCACTTAGCATCACCCTTTTGATAATCACCACGCCCACTATTTTTTTGAGCCTTAGCACCATCACGTTTTACTTCTGATCTTTCTGACATTAGCCAACCACATAAGAATTCTTGTGCCCGTCTGGGCACTCCCAGGATATAGTCATTGTAACTGCATCCCAAAAATATTCTTCAGAATCTTTATCGCATTTGCTGCAAGGCTTTGCTCCACCTATTTTTTCAAGCTCTGGAGCAAATACCTTTTCTGGCTCATGAAGAAATTCATTAATATTTGGCATTTATCTCTTCTTCTAAGCTGTCTACAACATCTGGATTTTCCTTTAAATATGCTACAGCCTTTGCACGTCCTTGCAAACGTTCTCCATTTACTGTATACCATGCTCCACCCTTTTCTACAATCCCGCACATTTCTGCAACGTCAAGCGTTTCACCTATGCGATCTACACCAAGAGAGTCCCCTTGGTAGTAAAAGTCATATTGTCCTGATAGATTTGGGGGGCCGAGTTTGTTGTAATCAACAATCCAGTTAACTGGTCGTCCGACTCTTTGTTCGATAATTTTGTCGCCAACCTTAATGCCAGCCTTAATAGCATTAGCTTCAGCTTCTGACGACCATAGTTTAATGACGGTTGAAGAAAAGAACTTGACTGCCATTCCACCCGTGGGGATGTGCGAAGCATGCATAGATCCAAATTGATTTCGTTGTTGTGAGATGAGAACAAGTAGTGTGTTTTTGTTTGCATAGTTTAACATTTTGACTGCGTGGGTCATATCCTTTGCTTCAGCGCCGATTTGCTTAGTATCTTGCAAATCTTTCATTTCATTTCCATCTTTTTCAAAATAAATTGCAGGGAGCAAGGCAGAGATAGAGTCTACCACTATCATATCTACACCTGCCTCCATAAGCTTTGTGGCTACATCAACCATGTCGTTTACGGTTTTTGCTGGAGAATAAATAAGAGAAGAAGAATCTACACCCAGTTGCTCTGCCCAAGATTGATCGTATGAGGCTTCTGCATCAATCCAAGCACAGGTCTTTCCTTCTTTCTGTGCAAGAGCAATCATTTGTAAGCAGAAAGAGGACTTTCCAGCCGACTTGTTTCCCCATACAAGAACTTGCCTGCCGTAACCTAGACCACCACGTAATGCAAAATTTAATCCAATACTTGGTGTTATTTGTTTTTCAACTTGCACGTCTTGTGCAGACTGAACTCTTGCTCTTGTTTTAGGATCTAGCTTAGCTAAGATACTATCTATTTCTATTGTCATTTATACTCTTTCTTTTTTATAGTATATCATTAAAAACGATTGCCGTGAAGAGGTGGTCTCTCTTTATTTATATTAAATTTGTTTTCCAAAACTTCATCAAGGCTTTCTGTTACCCACTCATTATTTCTTAATCCTGCATACAGATCTAAAGTTCTAATTAATATATCTGCAATTTCTTCTACAACTTCTGAAGTAGGCTTATTCTTTCTAATAGCCTCCAGAACCTCTGTCACCTCTGAGTGTATTAGTGCCAGCTTTGTGCATACAATATTGGTATCTATCTCGTGGGGCCAGAACCCTTTTTCAATTGCTGTTTCATGTAGAATTGCAGAAAATGCATCAAGGCCGTACTCTGTTAATACGCTATCACTACTCATTGTTTTCCTCTGCCTTTAATGAAAAATTGAATACTCTTTTCTCTCCATCGTAATCAATATTTAACTCACGGTTTTCTGCATTTAAGCTTACAAACGTATCCACTGGAACCTCAACAGTTTTAATTGTTTCTAGCACAGAAACAAGAACTCTTGTTGCATTCATTGCTCCCAAAACTTCTTTAGGGTCTATTTCTTCTGTCATTTTATTTCCTTTACCATTAAAGTTCCATCATCTAAAGTAGATAGAACAACCTTACATTTCATTCCTTCACGCATTCTTGCCAAAGACATCTTGTACATTGTTGGGAAAGCAATTACTCTTGTCAATTCTTTATTGGCATTAGCAAGGACTATGTGACTCATTGTCTTTCCAGCTTTTGTTGTATATGGAGTAAAGTTAATAACTGTGTATTCATCTTCTTCCAAATCGTATTCTTTTCTGTATAGATAGTCTACAAATATATCACCACTCTTTGGATCTATATCCCCAACTTTAATATATCTTGCAATACGGTTATCGCCCACAAGAATGAAGTACATCTGATTAGTTTCAATTTGAGTTTGTTCTGTATGGAACAACCCAATAGATCCTGTTTCATCTACCAACTCTACTCTAGCCCAACCATTGCCACGCTTGATAGACTTAACCATTCCAAACATAACGAAGGATCCTAGGTCTTCAAACTCTTCAATTGGTCTTGCTTGTGCTTTAATCCTTGGAGGTATTCCCTCTAAATTAAATGTAGGTATGCCTAGATACTCATAATAATTATCTTTTTCATTTCCGTTTCTTGGATTGTCATCAAATGCCGCTCCACCGATTGAGTTTAATGCTGCAATAGCACGACTATTAATTCCGCTGCCCTTCTTGGAAGCCTTATCAATAAAGTCAGCATAGTTTTTAAATGGTCTTTGGTCAATAATTTTATTAGCAATGCTATCAGAAATAAACTTTACTTCTGCTAAACCAAATACGATTCTGTCTTTCTGTAAAGAAAAATAAATATCAGATTCGTTAATGTGTGGAAGTGATACACGAAGACCTAATCTCTTGGACTCAATTAAATATTCCGTTCTAGCATCCTTGTCATTTTCATTCTTAAGAATTGAAAACATGAATTCAAGAGGATAATAAGTCTTAAGCCAAGCAGCGTAATAAGACAACATAGAATAAGCAACAGCGTGGGAGCGGTTAAAAGAATAACCAGCGTGAGCTTCAAAAGTGTGCCATAGCGTTTCGGCTTGCTTCTTAGAAATGTGCTTTGAAGCCCCATCAATAAACCGATCCTTGAACTGGTCAAACTCTTTTGCATCTTTTTTCTTTCCAATAATCTTGCGGACCTTATCAGCCTCTGACCAAGACATACCACCTAAGTGTACACAAGCTTGCATTACTTGCTCTTGATATATGATAACACCATAAGTATTCTCAGTAAAAGGCTTCATAATTGGATGAATAAATTGGACTGCCTCATCTCCGTGCTTACGCTTAATGTAAGAAGCACCTACAGTATTCATTGCACCTGGACGGACCAATGCGTTTGATGCAGCAAGGTCTTCAAATTTATCTACACCCATCTTAATAAGAAGGTTTGTGTAAGGGGTTGCTTCAGCTTGAAACACACCCTTTGTGTATCCATCGCTTAACATTTTGTAAACTTTTGGATCATCCATTGTTAGATCTGACAGGTTTATAGTCTTGCCAGTTCTTTCCTTAATGGATTTAATTGTATCGGAGATTACGGACAAAGTTTTAAGACCTAGTGCATCTAGCTTAATAAGACCTATGTCTGCAACAGTATCCATATCGTACGCAACTACTGGAATTCTTCCTGAAACTTTATCCTGTGCATCTTCACGAGATTCAACTGGAGCAAACTTTCTGATATCATCTTTTGCAACAACAACTCCAGCGGCGTGAACACCGACAGAGCGAATTCGACCACGTAATCTTTCTGCTAGCCAAACAACTTCAGGGTAGCGTGTTCTAAATTCTTTTGTATTTGGAGAGTCCATGAAGTCTTCAAAAGTATCCACTGGCTTGAGTGCACGGTTAACTTCTTGAAGTGGTACCATAAATACACGAGCAGCATCACGAACAACTCCCTTATCTTTAAAATAAGTATATGTTGAAATAGAAGCAACGTGCTTAAACTTTTTCTTTAGATAATCTTTAACTTCTTTTCTTCTACGGTCTTCAAAGTCCGTATCAATATCTGGGAAGTCATTACGTTCTGGATTAATAAATCGGAAAAATAGAAGATCGTATTTAATTGGATCTACATCCGTAATTCCAAGGGCGTAGCATACCAATGAGCCAGCTGCGGAACCTCGACCTGGACCAACTCTAATATCATTATCTTTAGCCCAGTTAATCATATCTGCCACAACAAGAAAGTATGAGGCAAAGTTCTTTGAGGCAATAACGCTAAGCTCTTCCTCAAGGCGAGCTTTATATACCTCATCTGAAGCCTTCTGGAGCCTCTCTAAGCCCTTTTCAGACAGTTCCCGTAGTCTTTCATCGGCATCCGTCTTTGGGACTGGGAGCAGGTCTAGGCCCTGGTTAAAGTCATACTCACCTATTTTATTGGCAATCTCCATTGTATTTTCATAAATATCAGTTCTTGTTATTCCAGACTCAAAAAAGTCAGACTGAATTTCTTCACGAGTCTGAATAAATAAATTATAATCCTGAAAAGATATTCTTCGATCTGGGTATAAATAGTTTAATCTATCATTAATGTCCTTGATGTTTCTAGACATATCAAAATCAGCATCCTTATCCATCTTAGGGGATGTTGATAAAATAAGCATTGCTTCTTCTAGGACTCTATCTTCTTCCTTAGCAAAGTGAGCATCTCCTGTTGCCACCGCCTTAATTTTAAGTTCATCGGCAAGAGCAAGCAGACCATCATTTATTTCTTTTGGGTTGTGAGATTGAACCTCAATATAAAAATCTTCACCGAAAGTTTTTTTAAAATCTTTGAGAATAATTTTGGCTTCCGAGAACTCATTTTTTTCGATGCATTTAGAGATGAGACCATTAAGGCATCCAGACAGGACAATAATGCCTTCCGCATATTCTTTTAGCACCTCCCTATCAATACGTGGCTTGTGATAAAAGCCTTCGTTCCAGGCAAGCTCCTGTAGTATATTAATATTTTCTAGACCCTTCTTATTTTTTGCAAGAAGGATAATATGGTTATAAGCTTGAATAGACTTATCTGTCTTGGAGGAGCGATCAAATCTATCTGTTGGTGATATGTACGCTTCTACTCCAAGGATTGGCTTTATGCCTTGTTCTTTACATGCAATCTGCATTTCACGGTGTGATGATAGGGTTCCATGATCCGTAATTGCTAATGCAGTCTGACCTGCATCTTTTGCTGCCTTAACAAGTTCGGCAGGAGAATTAAGCCCATCCATTAATGAATAGAAAGAATGCACATGCAAATGTGTGAAGTTCACTTAATTCTCCGCCTAACTAACCTGTTACCAGTCTACGCTGCTACTAGAAGCAGAAGACTCATCTGAATTGCCACCTTCGCCAGCAAAGAATGCTTCTTGCTCGGTGTATGGCATATCACGAACTGCTGTCTCTTCAAGCTTAAAAAGCTCAAGAGAACTTCCATCAAATGGTGTTTCATCCTTGGCAAGAGGGATGATTGTATAACTTGTATCCGTCTTTGTACCAGTTCGTTTAATGCGCCACATCAGGTTACTAATGCTTCCCATTTCTCCTGCATACTCAATTAGAGTAGGAGTAACTGTCTTTCCGCTTGAACCTTGTGAAAGAATTCCAACATATGGATCTTCCTTGCCGTCGTCAACAAGAACATTAATGTAGAGTCGTGAGCGACCCTTCCATCCTGCCTTGTAGTCCTTGCGGTGTTGTTCGCAACCATAGCACTTACCTTGATCATCCATTGAGCAAAGTGCCTTGCGTCGATAATCCTTTGGATTAGTATGCTCTACTGCAATAAATCCTAGACCTAGCTTTTCATTGTATGTTGGTGAATCTGGATCTAGTTCTTGCAAGAAACGAATCTTTACGCTCTCACCGTCTTCTAGCTTTACCCAGCGACCCTTAGTTCCATCTCCGCTTGAAGCTTGCGGCTTATCCATAACCTTGTTTAAATCTTTTAAACCTTTAACGATTCCCATTGTTTCTCCTTGTATATAGTTGATGGTATAAATCCATCTGTATTACCATTATATCATTAAACCCAGGATCTGTATTCTATATCAGATACTGAATTTACAATACAAGATTTAATTTCCTCATCGGTCATATCTCCTGCATCTTTTGCATCATGTGGGTATATCTTACCATATTCATACGAAGCCCACAAGATGTCTTTATTTTTTAATCTATTGGCTATGCTCAAGCCTAGCTCTCTGCCAGCCAAATCTGCGTCTGTCATTATAGTTATTTTATTAAAGTATCTGTTTAATAAATTGTGTTGCTCTGTTGATAAGAATCCTCCAAGTGTGGCAACAACATTTGGAAATCCAGCTTGATGAATTCTGATAGCATCAAAATTTGATTCAACAATAATGACATGGTTTCCAATTTTTTTAGCACGGTGTACATTAAATAAAGTTTTGCTCTTGGGAAGGTTTGTGCTATTTTTAAATGACTTGCCCTCGATTGACCTTCCAACAATTCCTATTGGTGTTCCATCTGGGCTATGAACTGGAGTTACAACCATACCCATAGAATTAGAGTATCCTAAAAAGAAATGGTCCATAGACTCAGAATTAATTCCTCGTGACTCTAGGTAGTCTCTAGCATTTTTGCTACCGCTAAGATCTGCGTGTAGCCTATCAATTGTTTCTTGAGAAAATTCTTCAAAGTCTGGCTTTTCTTCAAACATTCCAGCAACCAACTCATCAAAGTTGTTTAAAATTTCTGTTTCTTGAGTAGCAATAAATCTAATTGCCTCAAAATCATTCTTGTGTAAAACACGTCTTACTAGCTCTACTAATGTTCCAGACTCTCCACAAGATGGATTAAAGCACAACCAAACTCCTGTGGATTTATTTATACAGCAGCTTGCCGTATGCCTATTAGAATGAAATGGGCAGTAGAACATAACCTCATTTCCTGGTTCCGCCACAACATCTAAACCTAGAGCTTTAACTATTGATTTGATATGGTTTGGCGCATACTGCGTGGAATTAGTTTTCCTTGCGTTATGCCCTCTGATAGCCATGCCTTCTTCTTTCCTACATATACTCCATAGAGTGTCATTAAGAACACCCAAGTTTCTCCGTCAAATTGTACCGAAAAGTTGGTGTCTATGTCAAGCACTCTGACATATCCTTTACTTCTCATATCATGCGTTAGCATGCTTTCATACTGATACCTTAGTCTTGGAATACCAGAATCATCTTGAAACTCAACCCTTACTTGAAATCTTTTTATCTGTTTGTGATTCATTCTCAAATGGATTCTCGTAAATTTCCTTGACGATACCACGATTGATATCCCAGTCTAGATAGAAATTAAAGTCGTGCCCGTGTCTATTTTTTCTAGATACAATCTCAATCATGTTGCTCTGAGGATATCTGTGAACTGCTAAAGCCATGTCAGCATCATATTCAATTGCTTTAGACCAAGCAACCTGGCTCATCATAGGAGGATTGTCTTGATCTGAAACATCGTCAGCTGTGGCTGCTGTAATATCAATGATAGGAATATTGTTTGATACTGCAAGCATCTTAAACTCACGAGATACATTTCGATTTCGCTCAACTTCAGAGTTAGACCTCTTGTTATCATTAAACAACTGATGATAGTCAAGGATAACTAGGTCTGGCTTGTGTTGATCAATCTTACCTTGAATAGTTGCTGGAGTAACTTCTGCAGCACCTTCATTTGAAATAAGAACAAAGCTATTTTTTCCTTCAAACTTTTTATTACCCCATGACCTGAAGTCATCAATATTGATATCTCCCTTTGATAAATCGCTTGCCTTAAACATTCCAGAGCCAAGCATAGTAAAGATACGGTCACGCATATTCTCTGGAGACATTTCAAGAGAAACAATCATTGGCTTAAATCCTTGTTCCCATGCCTTACACGCTAGATATGATGTAAACCAAGTCTTACCACGGCCTGGCCATCCGATAGCAACAATCAAATGTCCTGGAGCCATTCCTGTTGGATAAGCTTTATCAATAGCGCTAAATCCTGTTAGAATTCCTGGAGCACCGCCCATAACAGATGAACGCTCTTTAACTGCCTCATAATGTCGTGCTGCATTTTCAACATCAATAATATCCAAGTCACGAACATTGTTTGTAAATCGGCTTAGGTTAGCAAGATCGCTTTGCATTTGTGCAAGAACTCTTGATGCAGCATCTTCCTTTAATGCTGACCCACCTCTAATAATAATTGACTTTAGCTTATTAGAAATGAATTCGTTCTTTAAAATATCTAGGTAGTAACCAGTCTCTGCTTTTGATTCCACTGGCTCAAAATCTTTATGTCGCTCAATAAGAACGCCAACTTCTGGAACCGCCTTAAACTTGTAGTAATAAGTTTTTAGACTTTCCCAGATATCTCTGTGAGAAGTAAAGAGCTCATCTACATTGTCTGCTAGTAGCGTACTAATATCTTTATTCTTACATACTGCAGAGATTAATGTTGCTTCTGTATTCACTCTTCGCCCTCCACCATCTTCTTCGTCTCACCCAAAAGGATGCTACGATTAATCTTATCTTTTTGAATTTCTTTATTTAGAGAATCAATCCTGTCAAAGTTGTTATAGAAAAAGTTTAGCGGATGACCCTGCTTGTTAGTGGCAAAATAATATATAAGAAGTTCTTTAGCACGTTCAAAGCCCACGCTTTCTATAACGTCGTTCATGGCCCACTTTTCTCTAAACTTATTTACAGTAAGAGACTTGTTGTATTTTTCTTTGTACAAAGATAGATACAGGCCAATCAAAACATATGGCTCTTTTTCACTTGCCACTCTTTAGCTCTTCTTCCACCTCACGAGTCTTTTCAATAAGCTTGTCTTCAACAAACTTATAGACTCTTTCAGTAGCAGTGTCTACATTTTCTCCTTCTCGGAGATCATCTTCAACCCCTACTCCAATTTTAATGCTTTCATAATTTCCTAGATTACGTGTGAACGATAGGTCCACCTTAACTCTCGTTGTCACTTGTGCTCCTTATTTGTATGGTTAGATAATGTCATATGGGCAAAATCTGATCTGACTTCTAATTCTTTATTACAAACTGGGCAAATTACAATTCTATTGCTTGCCATTATTCCGCCTTCCAAACTGGTACAAAGCCTGTATCTGTCTTAGTATACAATATAATGTTGTGTTTGAGAAGCCCTAGAAGTTCCGCCCTTGAAGGAAGATTTCCAGAGTGTCCTGAGTCTAATATAAACTCATGCAAATCTAATATATCTTTTTCGCAAAACATATACTTAGACCAATTCTTATTTTCTGGATCACCTATAGGATATATCTTTTGAGGAGCTTTTATCTTGCCCTCTAAAATATAGTCGTGCAAAGTAACTGTATGTTTATTTAACAATACAGAAACATCTTTCATCCCATAAGCCTTGCCCATGTATTTTTCAACCTGTGAGTATGAATACATAACTCTTTTTTTATCTGGATAGCACCAAGCAACTATTTCATCTTTCGATCTAGAAGACTTAATAACCTTATGTATCTTATCGTTTAAGAAGAAATACCGTAGTTTTTTAAGTTTTTGGTTTCTTTTTGATCTAGCCATTTACCGAAAGCACTCGTCTCCTTATTGCACATCCAGCGTCTGCCGCACATGATACAAAATAATTCCATATGTAATTTTTGAGAAAATACTCTGTCTACAAAAACTCTGCCACCACACTTACCACACCACATTATAAAGTAAATACCTTTCCGTCAACAACGCAAGAGTAATCTGGAGACACATGAATCATTTGAATATGAGGATAATCATTTACAATATGTGCAATAGCAAAGCCCTTTTGCCAATCGTGGTGCTGGGTATACTTCATGCCTGGACCCTTTTCATCACACATATGACCAATCTCATATCCACGAAGAGTTTCTCCTTCTCCATTGTTTCTTAGCTCATATGTTACCATATGAGAAGCAATTCTATGTGAGTGTCCTCTAATTAAAGATACCTGCAGGTCTTCCATATCTTTTCTTACTGATCCAGTTGCTGATATAGAGATTCCGTGGTGTACGTGCACGTCACCGAAGCGACGTTTTGGCAAAGAGTCATAATATATATACTCATAACCTAATGAGTCTAGATTCCAAAGGGTTTCTGGAGTTACTTCTTTTAAGTAATCTGGAAGTTTAGCATCCATGTAGTTAAAAATTCTGATGTCGTGATTTCCTAAAGCAGAAAAAAGCTGAGCGTCTGGCAGCATCTCTCTTGTCTTTGCGTAAAAATCTCTTGCGCCCTTTGCTTCATGACGCATCATTGGAACGATAAGATCTTTGCTGTCTGTTTTATGTAGGGCAAGGAATTCTGAAGATAATCCCTCATTATATTTGCTGTAACATGCTTGATCGTCTGTATCTCCAAGGTAGTCAACAACGTCTGGCTTAAACCACTTCATGACCTTAAACCATAGCGCAATCATCTTGTCATCTTGATACGGGAACTGCTGATCGGATGAAAGCATCCATTTTAAATCGTTGCTCATTTTCTACCTTAATATGTAAAAAAGTCACGGGTACGTGACTTTGATGTTACAGTTATTGTAACATATTTTTTAGGCTTGTCAATACTAGATTATATCCCTCATGCAAATAGCTATGACATCTACTGATATATTTCTTGATCCAGTGCCAGTCATGCTGCAAAATATCTTAGGGTTTCCTGTTTTTACATCTCCTATGGCAATGTTTACGTTATCATTGTCTCCTATTGCATTTGTAATGCCAGTGGTGACAAATACCTTATTTGCTTTTAACTCATCATCAGTAAATCTGCTATTAAAATTAAAAGAATGAGTTTGCGCTGACTTTCCAGCGGAAACATTTTGGAAGGTATGTCTATAGGTGAAGACAACTGGAGTCTGAAGCTTTGTTCCATCTGATAATGTTGAGTTAGATAATGAAATAGCAGAAGACTGATAAACATTGTTGATATTCTTTACCAGATTGTTAAGCTTTGTTGGGTCTAGTGGTTCCCCGTCATTAAAAACAACTGGTATAAATTCATTTGTTGCCATAGTTTATCTCCTTATAGAGGCAAAGAATTTTCGTACTCTTTTACCGCTTCTTCTTTTTCTTGCTGTTGCTGCATAATAGTTGTAATCTCTGCACGAAGAATAGCAACCTGAGTCTCATAGTTTGAGACAATCTCACCAATTCTTTGCTGCAAAGCTGTTATAATTAATTCAGCTTTATCTGCCATTTTTATATCCTTATTCTGTTTCAGTTAATGAATCTTTTTCAATAACTAGAGCTGCTCTCTTAGCATTTGATTCAGCAATTCTAGCATTAATAGCAGCAATTTGTCCAGCATCTGGGGATGCTACCGCACTTGCCTGCATTAGATCAAGCTCCTGCCCATATATATTATAGTCTACTGACTTGATATGTTGATTTACAATAGTTAGCTTTTCTTCATTTGTTAGGGTTGTCATTTGTTCCTCCTTTCATATTATAGCATTACTGGCTAAAAGATTCTAGTTCTGCCAGCTTGGCCACCAAAGCCGCCATTTTTGCTTCAGCATTAACTTTAAACTGGGCTATATTGATATAATATTCATCATTGTCTACGTTTTGCTCTAGTTCGTGCAGCTCAAGATCTAGGTTATAATTAAATAAAGTTTCATTTAAAAACTTTATCTTAGACTTAATAATGTATATTTTTTCTGCATTTGTTAGTTCTGTATCCATTGTGTTGCCTTTCTTTTATAGTAGTATACCATTTTAAATGTTTCCTGACCAGGTGCCGTTTGGCTGAGTTCCTCTGACATACTTATTATTGTCTGTTCCAAATTGATACGGCCTAATGCTACCAAAAACAGAGCTAGCTGTGTATGTAGGGTTAACTCTATAAATAAAGCTTGTTGTTCCTATCTGGCTAGCGGAGTTTGTTGTTGAATATTGGAAAGTATTTGTAGGAGTTCTGACAGTTGTTGTAGTAGCTGGAGCTGTTGTTGATACATAGAAGTCCCATCCTCTGTCTGCCGCACCAGTTCCTCTGATTGATCCGCTAAAAGAGAATGTTCCGTTATTCCATCCGTACTGTAGTGATGATGCAAGTCTTCTAAAGTTGTTACCATTTTGAAACGGATTATTAGCTACCCAAGCAGGCATTGTTCCATTGTACGCTGGAGTAACAAATGGTGCAGCTGATGTTGTTCCAGGTGCGCTGGTCCATGCTCCTGTTGCATCACCATTTTTAGCTCTTACATGTAATCGATAAGTTGTGCTAACAGATAAACCTGTTGTAACAAGTGGGGAAGCAGATGTTGGTCTTGTTGTTATATTTGTAATTCCACTTGTTGGATCTGCAGTACTTTGAGTAAGAGCGTAATCCCAAGATGTTGGTTCGTCTTGTGTTGATGATGGAGTTGGCTGTGTCCAGTGCCAGCTTAGTCTGTCTGACTGCTGTGCTGAGTTTGTTATAACTGGAGTTGGAGGTGTATATAGTGGAGCCTTTCCAATTATTCCAGTAGTCTGTGCTGGATTCCAATTAGGAGAATATGTAAAGTTAGGACTTGTTCCATTTCTTGATCTAATAAAGAAGTAGTATGTAGTTCCCCTAGTCATTGTTGTCCATTCATAAGGTGATTCCGTGTCTGTAAAGTCACTGCCTGTAAAGGTTTGAGCTGGACTACTGCTGGATGATGTGAGCCAATATAAAAGATATGTATCTCCAGATCCTCCGCTCCAAGTTAGAGTTATTTTTGTACTGTCAGTTGTAGTAGCAGTTAATGATGTTGGTGTTACTGGCACCGAGGTTGTTGTTATTGAAGAAGAGTATGCGCTAGTAATTGTAGTTTGTGCTGTATCCACTGTTGTTACTTTAGCCCTTGCATAATAAGTTGTTCCGCCAGACCCTCCAGTCCAAACATAAGACCATGCTCCAGATGTTCCATCTACCGTTGGAAGCCCTGTAGTAATTGTAGAAATAAGTTGTACTGAGCTATTAAATATTTCTATAGCAGTTATATTTGCATATGTAGATCCAAATCCGCTTAGTGGTCCTGCTGTTCCGCTTATTGTAAATCCTGTCGCTGTTGCAGTTCCTACCGATATAGTGGTTGTTGGATTCATATAGGAACGACTTGATGTTACGGTTCTAGCAATTGCTGAATTTCCTGTTTGTCCAACTCCAGCATATCCTGTGACCACACCCCTAAAATAGTAAGAAGGGTTTGAAGCGTCTGCATTTGTTATAACATATTGATTTGTATTTACTAAAGTTTTTGTATTAGTTGAATTTTCTGGGATTGGAGTAGAGCTTCCCCAGTTAAGCTCATACGAATATGAGTTTGTCCCAGTCCAGGTTCCAGTGTTTATAGTTATGGTTGATCCTGCTGAAAAATTTCCAGTATCGGTAGTTAGTGTTGGCAATACTGTATTTGTCGGAAACGGTGCTGATTGATTTGCTGCAGATACAACTGCAGTAAATATATCATCTGCACCAGGAGGATATGTCCAAGTCTGTATAACATCCCAAACATTTTCATTTATTAATGTCCAAGAAGGACCGCTTGTAGTTGCAGCAGTTCCACCAAAATAAATTCTAATTCTACTGCCAGCTGATATAACGTAAGGACCAACTATTCCAGGGGTTCCCGTCTCTCTGTATGCATAGTATCCTGGTGCAAAATCAGAGCTAACTGCAACGCTTGATCCTTTTCTAACTATATACACATCACAATAATCAATATTAGGATCATTATAAAATTTAATTTGATAATCTAAGGCGTTTACTGCTGATGCTGAAGTATTATATAAATAACTTTTAACATATAGAGAGTATGTGCTGTTATCAGAATATTCTGCTAAATAATACTGAACAAGGTCTTTTGGAAATATAGATATATTTCTGCCGTCAGACATTGAGGAGGCAGAAGATGTTCCAGCATCCAGACCTATATGACCATTAGATGAAACATAAAGAGTTTTCCCAAATGAGAATCTGTATGGAGCTTTTACAGGGCCAACCGAATAGGAGTTTATTCTATACTCATTATTATAACCATTGTGTCTTGTCCATGAGCTGCCTGCTACAATTTCTACAACTATAAATGAATCATTATCGGCGCTAGCATCTATTGTATATGTGCTTGTTCCAGATAAAGATGTAGAGTCTGAGCTTGTAACCGTATTAGTAAGAATTTGTTCTTTAACCATTGTTCCGCCTGGTGATGTAGTTGTTGACCTCCACCACCTTATTCTAGAATTTGCTTGCTCTACTCTATTATAGTAATAGTTTTCTAGATTATAGCTTAGTGTTAATGTTGACCCTGGTGTTGCATTACCAGTAAGTGATGTTGTAAATGGGCCAAGTAGGGGTTGTTTTTTAATCAGCTTTACAGGATTTGATACTGGATTTATAAAGTCATCGCCCGTTCCATTATTTACTTGTACCTCATAAAACAAATAGTCTTCATCTAGTCCTAGTCTTATAGTGTTTGTTATTCCGCCTGCAGACGTGTATCTATCATCAAAAACAACTGTTGTACGTGTTGTTGAATCTATTGTATCTGCCCAAGAAAATCTTCTTCCAGTTATTCCAGTGTAGTTTGAGTATGTGCCATCTTTTCCAAAAAGATCTGCGTCTAAAAATTGAGGGCTTGTAGCAACTGGCCCGTCATATATTGTTCCAGATCCAGTGTTGGTTGTTCTAATTGTTGGTGCTGTTATCTGAACTGGTAAGTTTGGTTCATTAAAAAATCTTTTCCAGGTTGTGGCAGAAACTTTTATATAGCCCTGTCTAACTCTTTCCCATACAGATGCACTAGTTTTAATATACATTCCTGCAACATTTTTCCACCTGCTTGATACACTTCCTGATCCCTCTACTGTCTTAATATACATATCTGATCCTAAGTATAGAATAGAACTATGTCACCGACATAGCTACCGTTAAATGATGGACCGCTTGGGGGGCCAGATCCCTGCCAAGCTTCTATATTTCTTATTGCTTTAAATGCTACTGGTATATTGCTTGTAGGGCTTACAATCCAGGCTCCGTCTAGCACTCCATTTGAAGCTATATCATTTATATCTCCTATTCTAGTAGATGATGACTCTAAAATTGTAAACCCTCCGCTTTCACTAGAGAATAATCTTAAGACTGGAGAGGTATGACCAGTTGCTCTCGGTGGCATTATAATAAGTTGACCCAAGGTGTATTCATTTGTGGGCCAGCTTCCGCTAACATCAATTATTCCTGGAGATACATATCCTGATGCATATAGCTGAACCGTTCCTGGGTAGCTTGGACCATCAATTCTTACAAGTGTACCTGATGTAGCAGTTTCAAGAATTGCTCCTCTTACTGTTGATCCTGAAATTAATCCACCAGAAATTGTTCCAGTAGATCCATCTAATACAATTTGAGTTGTTCCCGCTGGTGCACCCACTGATGTAATTTGTGTAGCGTTAAAATTAAAACCTGTTGCTGATGTCCCATTTGTGCTTCCAATAAATCCAGAAACTGCTCTTATGGTTCCGCTTATAGTAGCGCCTGTTGCAGAAAGAGTTCCAGCTGAATTTACGCTAAACTGACCAGCCGATCCCGCAGTAATAGATCCGTCTGAACCTAAAGATGTGTTTGACTTACTGATAGCAGTAGATGTAATTGTCCATCCACCTATTGTTCCTTTATTAACAATAATTCCAGAAGAGGTGTCTAGCTGAAATAGGGTGCCGCTTGCATCTGTTCCTTGAATACCAATTCCGCCTGTGTATGATCCCAATGTATTTGTAAGAGCACCCATTTCAATTTTAGTGCCAGTTGGGGTATTAAGTCTAAATTGACCATACGTTGTAGAATTGCCAACTTGAATGGCACCAGTAAAGTTACCAGCATTTGCATTGACAGTTCCAGTTACTGATAGGCTTGTTCCATTCCACACAAGCTTATCAGTTGCACCACCAACTGACAGGTATGCAGCACTTGATAAGTTTGTATTTCCCTGAACATACCAATAGTTGTCTGGAGCAATATAAAGACCTTTTTTGGAATTATCTGAACTGATTCCATATCCTAATTTCATATCTCCAGCTGTAATTGCAACATCTGGTAGTAATGAATTGCTTACTGGAACAACTATATTTGGATAAGTCTGCCATTGTGTTTCATTAGTATTTCCATAGATATCAAATGTGCTTACTGCAACTTCATAAGACTTCCCGCCTTTAAGACCATAAATAAATGTAGATGTTTTTTCTTTTCCTGGTACAGACATATAAGTGTAAGAAGACCCAGATCCAGCAATTCTAAATCTTATTCTATATCCAGAGGTCGAGGAGTCTGAGTTTTCTGTCCAAGTAAACAATACCTTTTTGTCAAACGAAAACAGGCCGTTTGAGTCATCGGTTACTGTGGTTGTCCCTAAAGTAAAATTATTTACAGGCGGTGTGCTATCAAATACTATTGGGTCAAATGGTACTGCCTCTTTAACATTTGAAAAATTAGACTTTAAACCAGTTACTGATACATGCTTAATCTTAATATAATTTGTAGACAAAGATGCAACAGTTACAATTGCTGGTCCTTTACCAGAATAAACTAGTTCGTATGTTCCGCCCTGAGAGGATGAAGTATGTACCTCTGTATAGTTATATGTAGGTGCAGAAACCATTGCTCCTGACCAAGAAACTGTAAATCCATTTGAAACAGAAAGAACTGACCAATCTGAATCTGAAATGTTTTGACCAGATATAGAATCTACATAAAGAGGTATAGCAAAAGCTGATCCAGTTGTTGAGGTGTCTATGTAAGTAGTTTTTAATAGGCCAGTTAATGTAGTTGGAAGAACGCTTGAAAAATTATTAATTAGATCTTGTGCAGAAATAATTGCTTTTTGTTGAAGCTTTGTTTTATCTAATGTGTATCCAAATGGTACTGTTGTTGCGCCAGAGGTTAGGTATATTGTAAATCCATTTGCAAGGTTTGGTGCCTCCCAAGTAATTTCTAAATTGGTTCCATTCCAAACTGCAAGAATATTTGTAGATTCTGGACGAGCAATCTCTGGTGTATTTAATACTTTAGATACAGACCATAGACCTACCGTCTTGTCTGCAAATTGCCATCTAAATTGAATTGGGTATGCTGTAGAAGGATCTAGATCTGGAATGACAACATCAAACGTATCGCTGCCAGCAGCGCCTACGCTATAGTCATCTAGATCTTCATAAGCCATATTAGAATCCTAAGTCCAATCTATATTCTACATCTACTTGCCTTCCAGCTAACTTAACAAGCGGTGTTGACAATACCGATCTACTAATCAATCCAAAATTTGGATCAAATGTATCTTCATCATTAATTCTTAAAGCATCCAAACCAACAGTGGTTGATTGACCAGACACTGGTGTGATTGTTACTCCAATTTGATTAATGTTTGATGGATCTACATTTGCTGTGCTAGCATTTAAAAGCATATTTTCTATCTTAATGTCTGAAGATATTTTATATCCTGTGCCAGACTCTGGGGTTACTGTTACAGAATAGTAGTCTAATGCTGAACTATAAAACTTAATAATAATATTTTGTAGATTGGAATCATTTTTTACATAAGCCAACTTTAGCGTATCATTAACGCTATAACCAGAAAGATCTATAGCCTGTATGTTTGACTTATATTCTTTTGCAGATGTTCCATTTGATGACATTGTTAAAAGATATTGACCTACTCTGGCATCTGTTGTTGTTATCAATGGAGTATTTGTCCAGTCTAGCTGGTTATCAAAATCTGCTATAAACTTGCTGTCATAAGAACTTAATGATTCCTTGTATTCTGGGTATATGCCTACTTCAGTTATATACCCCGCAACATCTTGTGGAATTATTGCTTTATAGACTACAGCATATGTAGATGTTTCATTTAATGTCTGTATGTCAGTACTTCCAAAAAGAACTGGGGTTCTATAAAATTCAAAACCTAATCTTGTATTTGTATCTTGAGCCGCAGTGCTATCAATACCAAAAGCCATTGACTTTGATGAGAATGAATCTCTTCCAGCTAGGAAGCTTGTTAGGAATCTCTTACCGTATTTGGTAATGACATTTTCTGACCGATATATCTCTTGGCCATTTTCGTAATATATGTATGTTCCCTTTAACATGATTCTCCTTAGATTGGTTCAGAATATCCTGAATAATATGTTTTGCCGTCCGTTGCCAAAACAACTGCTCTTACTCTCAACCATCTTGGATCAAGTGTTGCCGCAGTATCTCCTTGCGCTGAGCTAACTCTATAGTTTCTAGTCTTTCCGCTATCTCCTATTGCTAACAATCCACCAGATACATATGCTTTTGTTCCAGAACTTATTCGTGTGCTTGTTGTACTAGAACTTGTTCTTATTTCCCACTGATAAGTAACAGATTGGTACGAGCCAAGTCCGCTTACATTGTTCCATCCCCAAGCTACTGCGCTGCCAGTTCTGTCAAAAGCAACTGATGGTACCGATGGTGAAGGTGTTATAAATCCTGAAGGTGTTCCAGACTCGGTTGAAGTTGCCTCACCGTTCTGTTGATTTCTAGCGTCTACACCAATAACGTTGGCTTTATTTTTACTAGAGTTTCTAATTTTAACTATGGCCCTAATTCTTATTGCATTAGCAGTATTATAATATTGCTGGTAAGTAATGTTTTCAATGTCAGTTAATTGTGGTATATCATTTATTGCTACTGGTGGCTTTGGGTCTGGGGGTGTTGGTCCGCCAGAACCTCCTGAACCTCCGCCAATAGAAAATGGAGATGGAGAGCTGCTAGACTTTCCTTCATCAATATCTATTCCTAATGTTCTTTTTACAAAAACACGATCTGGGGAATTTTTTGGCAAAACAATAGGAGGGCCAGTAACAACTGATTTCCCATCAACTCTATTATTGTCTTGTGTCATTTTAATATTATATCATTTAGTCGACTACAGGGATCGACATGTGATCTCCGTATCTAAGCCATCGCTAAACGTGTGTCTAACATTTGTAACTATAAATTTTTGTGTTCCGTCTAGGCCCTGGTATGAGTATTTAACAGAAACAATATCTCCAACCGCAATGAATGGGTTTCCAAATATAGATAAATTAATTAGCTTACCTTTATTTACAATATTATTTTTTATCCATGCTCCTAGCGCCTCTACATCAGAGAGATTTTGTAGCCAAGAAGATTCGAATACTACTGGCTCCTGGTTTATGTAGTCGGATAAAATGTCTGAGTTATACTCTAATGTTCCAGACGGAGCAATCGTGTCACCATATAAATAAAATGTTGCTGACTTTTCGTCATTTAGTGGAGTAAGGGCGGAGCTATTATTTAAAACATAAGTCTCTCCACCAAAATTGCTAAGCTTTGACCCTAGAACTTTGACAGATGTATTTAATCCTGTTGAAAATTTAATTGGATATGCTGGTGCGCTATTGTATCTTAGATCAACTTTTCTTATTTCTCTAACCGAAGTACCAAACTCATCTAGGCCTACTGGCTTTGACTGATTGTCTTCTTCTACAGAATTATTATATATAATGTCTCCAAATCCAACATTTAAATAATCATTAGAAAAAGATCCCCTATACATATTTTTTACAAACTCAGAGTCATTGTAAGATTTTTCTAGAATGTCAGTGCCATAAACATAATCAAATATTGCTTCTCCATACTTACATACTACCGCAACTGTTTTAGTTGGTTTTAGTATTTGATTAACAGACTTCTTGCCATTTTCATCCTCATAGACTCCAGAGCTATCTGTTGCTGTAATCAAGAAACCGTTTACATATACGTTAATTTTAACACTTGATAATTGAACTTTAACCTTAACATCAATATCATATGCTCTTCCTCCGTATACACCATTAAGGGTTGTTATTGTATTCTTTTGAGTATCATTAAGAACACGTATATCTCCGCCCTTGACCTTACATATTCTTACCTCTTTTTTATTTACAGCTCCTGCTGTTTCTGTGCTATCAATTAAAACATAATATCCGTCGTTGCCTTGTCCATCTACAAAAAATCCAAACCCAGCCGACTGCTTTGTTCTATCAATAATAGACTCTAAAAACATCTTTGTCCCAAAGGCGTAGTGGCTTGTTGAATATGAATTTATTGCGTCTTGCAGATAAGAAGGAATGCCTGCATAAGATATTGTGGTGCTTGGCAATGTAATAGCATTAAATGATCTATATGCCACAGAGTATTGTTTTGGGCTAGATGAGTTGTTTGTCATTCTTAAAAATGACTTTGCTGCTGCTGCCTTAGTTGGGTCAACAACAACACCCTTATATCCTGCCACATTATATTCTATAGGGGTAGTAAATGTTCTATATACAATATTGCCGAACTGTGTTCCGTCCCACGCTTTTACCGATATGGCATAAGACTGATTTGTTGAAAGAGATTCTATTGTAAATGGATTTGAAGTTTTTGTTACCGTTTGAGAGCTTCCAGCTACAATATTATTTGATGCGTCTAGCTTATAGTAGGTTACTGAATAATTTACTGGCTCAGTTGTCATATTGGTTTTAGAAACTTTTACAGAGATTGATGAGGTTGATTCAAAAGTTATTTCTGGTATGCCACCAATATTAGTTGTTGACTGTGATACGTACGGCTCGAATTCTCTATATGCTGCCATTATTCCCACGTCGCCTTTCTTTGAGACCAGTCTGCCAATCCAGTAAGTGAGGAGGCTGCATGGTATGCTGGGGTTGTTCCAAAAGCTCCTCTTGTTTTTACACGATACAATCCTGTTGGTCTAAAGTATGCTGACTCTGATGGCTTATTGATATCAGAGTATCCTGGCCTAGATAAATATCTATATTTGTTTACATCTGATGAGGATGACACCCAGACATTCTGTGATGTGGTAGACCCTATTGGTGTATATTGATATTGCATTGCGTCGTATTCAATTATTTCTGAATCAATCATAACATATCCAGCGTAGTTATACAAGGTTGCATTGCTATATTGATCTAGTGTTTCTACATCTATTGCCAGTACTGTATTCTCTGGAGAAGTATCTGCAGCAATGTTGGATCTTAATCCTCCAGCACTTAAATAAGAAACTTCATCTGTCCACAAATCTCCTGAGTTTCCTGCATAGTTAGATGTGAGCTGGCTTTGCCATAAAATTTTAACTTGGTTAGCCGATGGTATTTCTTGCTTATTAAAATTAATTATATTTGGAAGAGTTGTTCCATCCGCATCATATGTAAATGACCAGTCTATGGCAGTTTTCTTGTAAATATAATCACGGCTTGCAAACTGCAAAATATTATTTTCATCAAAGAAAGCGTTCATCTGTATGTCACGGCATAGCTCTTGTAGACATTGCCAAACTGTTTTTGATGCATTTGTCCACCAGTAATTAACTACTGGTATTGATTTATCATCTGATGCAGTTCTAATTTCGTAGCTTGTAAATCCAATAGAATCTAGTAGCCTTCTTATAATACTAGTAACTGGGTAGGACTCGCAAAGAATATCTGGGGCTACCGTTTCCATTAAATACTTTGCTCCGTCTAAAGCGTTAAGGGAAACCTCTCCGTTCTCTCCTATGTTCCACGAGTCTATATAGTATGATCCCTGTGGGACTTTGTCATACAAAGATCCAGCGGAGCCGTAAGTTCCTGCGGCGTGGTATACCGAAAAGTATGGCTTTAGTTCAGCATTTTTTACTAGGTAGCTTTTTGTAATATCAAATGCAGACTCCCTGTTATATGATAAATATTCAAGAGCAGATTGATTATACTTAACTATATCCATACTTAAGCTATTTGCAGTAATCTTACCCACGGGCAAAATATCTTCTGAGCTTGAAGAAGATTCTTTTTGTAGATCAAGTGAAACTATATCTGAAGATATATCCTTTATCCATCTAGCTGATAACTCAATAACACCTAAAACCTTTCCGCCGCCAGGGTTTGTTGCCTGCAGACGAATTGATTTAATTAACTTTGGTGTAGCATAAGATGAAGGCTCTGTTGAGGTCCATGTAGTTCCGTTGTAGTAAAGAACAACTTGTCCTGATATATCTACAGAAGATGGACCTACTGTTGCTGTTGTTGAGTCTGAATATGTAATTGTCATTGTGTAATTACTTGGGAAAGCGTGTGTTTTTTCAAACCTTGCAACAATTTTATTTGATACAGCAGGCTTTGTTGCTGCAGATAATGTAGCTGTTGCAGACTGATCTCTAGACCAGGCTCCCGTTGCTGAAGAAGCAATGGTAAAAGATGTTGGAGTTGGAGTAGAAGATATAACGCTTGAAGATAAATTAAAAGCAGATGTTGAGAGACCAGTAATTGTAACTGTTTGTCCAGAAGTGAACCCGTGGTTATTTAGTGTTTTGTAAGTTATAAGAGCTCCAGAAGATGAAGCCTCTTTTACTGTTGCCGATGTAATAGAATAATTAACAGTTATATCTGCAGATTGATTTATTGGGGTTACCCAATATTTGTATGAAGTTGTTACTCCAGGATAGTACAGTCTGGGATATAGCGTTGCTACTGCTGACTCATATCCGTCTGTTTGTGGAGATGTAGATCTTGGATAGATTAATGTTCTTGGAGAATAAAAACTATTTGCTGGTGTATCTGTTTGCAGTGTTGTCCAAATAAGATACTTGACCCCAGAGTATGCTGGCCTAAAAGGTTTAATAATTGAATCAATTGGAAACAGCTTTTTGTATGTATTGACCTTGCCGTTTTCAGATTTAGCATAATATTGATCCATTGTCGCAGGATATGTTACTGTAATATTATCAAGCATTGAATTCATATTATATTCTATTGTGCATCCTGTATTTATTTTAACAGAAGACTGCTGCTTGAATATGTTTTGAACAGTGGTATTATTTGATGATGGAACTGAGGTAATCATTATACCTGCTCCATTGCAATAGATACATTCCAAAATTCTTGAGCTGGATCGCTTGAAGAATCCTTAACGTTTCTTTTTACTACCTCAAAACTGCAAGATGTAAAGGACACCAAGAATATCTCTTCTCTGTCTGCAAATGGTGTTGTTTGATTCTTGCCATATACGATTTTAAGCTTGAAAACGCCTTGGCCCTTAGTGCCTTCAAAATATGATTTTAGATCTACCGCCCCATATCCAGCATCTACTGTCATATTTGAAAATGATGGCAACATATTCCAAGATGTGCTGAACTCTCTTTTATCTGCAATAAAGAATTTTCTAAGTGTACCGTTACTCATTCTTGTTACCTTCTGAATACGGTTTTGCCCAATAGACATTGGCTGTCTGTTGTGCTCTGAAAGCTTTACCCATGTTGGTGTATCTGTAGTAGATGTATCAATATATAGAAGCGATCCTACTGGTAAATATACTGTGCTTGACATTAATTCATTCTCCCCATAAGTACGCTTTCTCCAACTTTTGCACCTTCTGATCTAGCAATTTCTTTAAACTCTTTCCAGAGCTCTCTGCCGTTCTTTGGCGCTTCTGCAAAATTAAGTGTAGCATTAATTGTAACATTAGAGTTTCTTGAAACATCCCCGCCGTCTGCATACTTAATTCTTCCGCCTGTAGAGTATGAAGGTATATTAAACTTTGTAGCAAGACCGCCAGCTGCCATCTTGTTAATCTGCTCAAGATTTCCATAGCCGAATGATGAAGCAGATTTAGCATTAATGACAAACTCACCATTTGAAAGCATGGCTGGAATAGAATCAGATGTTCCAGTTCCTGGGCCAGAGATGTATCCGCCTGACGCTTTTTGTAAAATTGCTGGCAAGAAATCATTTGCTCCGCCGCTATTACCCTTATATGTTTTTCCTTCATATGTAAAGTATTGTCCAGAACCTAGTTTGTTTGCATTCATAATGGCTCTTCTACCTTGAGCACTTAGGCTGCCATCTTTTTGTATATACTTATCATAAGTATTATCATCAATTTGTTTTGCTGTAGCTTTTGTGCCGTAAACCTTATCGCCCTTATCATTCTTAATTGCCATCATAACATCGTATAATGTGGCACCACCCTTAATACTTTCAGCCATATTTAAAACTGCTTTGGCATCGTTAGCTAGTGCTGTGTCTGCACCCTTTGGCACATATGTAGAAACTGTAGATTTAGGATGCTTGCCACCCTGAATATATCCAGCCTGAGATTCGCCAGTCTCTTTGTTGATTAGCTTTCCACCAAAAATCTTTTTTAGTTCCGTAGCAAGCACCTTGTCGCTTCCCTTAGCATCTCCAGAAACCATCTTTGAAAGGTCTGCCAATGCACCCCTAAGCTCTGACTCTGCAGTTTCTTTTTGTTTTCTTTCTGCAGCAGTGCCAGTTTTCATGGCACTAATATTAATGCTTTCTTTTACAAGTCGCTCATACTCATTACTATATTGAGCCACCTTATTCATTCTTGTGGTAGATGTTGCAGCATTGTTTTGAGCATTTGTTAAATTCTTTGCAGCCTTATCAGCTTGATTCTGAAGTTTTTCTCTTTGAGCAATTAATTCTTTTTCACGCTTTGCTCTATTTTCCTCAATTGCATCTATAGCCTTTTGAGTTTCTCTTTCCCCAACAAGTTGCTTAATCTTTAATTGAGCCTGTGCAGCTCCTGCCATATCTCCAGCTGCTAGCTTGTCTGCGTATTCTAGCTGAGCCTTTTGAATCTCAAGGGCAAGATTTTCTTTATTCTGTGCAGCCTCTAATGCTTTCTTTCTAGCATTTGCTTCTTCATTAATCTTATCAATCTTTTTATCAATAAGCTTAATTTCTTCTTTAATCTGATCTTGTGTTTTTTGTGCTGCTACAGCAGCCTTTTGTCCACCAGCTGCAATTAGTTTTTGCAAAGATATAATAGACTTTTGAGCAGCAGACAATATGCCTGTGCCTCCGCCATTCTTTCCAGCGCTTTCAATTGCGCTATCTATTTGAGCTTGGAATGTTGCAATTGTTTGCGCTTGGTCTGAGCTAATATTTTTTAGATCTACACGAACTCCACTTAAAAGAACTCTCCATTTAGCATAAACTCCAGCAACGTTGTCTGTTTGATTTAATATTGCAGCAAGCTCTGGGTGGGATTCCTTTAAGCTATTAACCTGGTTTTGTGTTAAGGTTAGCTCTGAATTTTTCTTTAAATTAATATCGTCTAATATTTCTACCATGGCTTCTTGTTGTGTCATCATATCGCCATTAGCCTTTTTGGTCTTCATTAACTTATCAAGCTGAAGGTCCAGAGTGTCAACTATATTAGATAAAGACTCTCCTAAATCTTTTCCGCTTATCTTGTCCATATTAGAATTTAGCTTTGTAATCATTGCATTTGCCGCAGATGATGCGTCAACAATTTCTCTAAAGCCCTTGCCAGATATTGCATTGAATGCCATTCCAGCCTTATCTGATGCAGATATAATTGCGTATATTTTATTGGTTGCTTCTTGAGCAGTCATGCCAGCAGCTACAAATTGTGCCTTTAGATTTGTTGCAATTTCTGTTACCTTTGCCTGCTTATTAACATCTCCAGAAACATCTATATTGCTAAAGGTTGCAACTAATTCTTTTTGATTTTCTTTTGCATTCTTAATGCCATCTTTTAATTCTTTAATGCTTAGAGTTAGACCTTGAACTCCTGATGAATTTAATGCCTCATAGGCATTTCTTCCTTTAGCTCTAGTTAGATCTAGTTGCTGATTTACTGACTTAATTGATTCAGAAAGATTGTTGTACTGAATGCCAGCTTCTTCTGCTGATTTCTTTGTTATACCGTTAGAGTTTGATTGCTCTAGTCTGTTTTGTTCTTGTTCTTGTGTAAACTTTCTGTATATAGCTACCGCTCCAGCTATTGCTCCAGTTACTGCTAATAGTGGACCTACTCTAAATGCTATACCAATTAATTTTCCAGCAAGTGCGGCTGCGCCACCAACACCCTTAAATCCTGTAGCTATCTTTCCTAAAGAACCAAGCATGTTTGGGGCAAGCATTGGAATGACAGATGCAAATTGCATAATCTGTCCACCCTGTCCACCTATAGCGCCTCCAGCCATTTGCATTCCCATACCAACGCCCATACCAGCCATAGGTCCGCCAACTAAACCTTTACCAATAAAACCCTTATCTCTTTGTTCTCTATATGCTGATCCAAATGTTATTGGTTTAACAACGCTTCCTTCATTTAAATACTGAACGCCTTTTACCTTTCCGCCTCTATTAAAATATTGAACACCTGGCACCATTCCGCCTTTGTTCATTCCAAACATTTGTTTTCTTACTTTAGTAGTTGAAGGTGTCCATGACTTTGAATCCCAGTTTGCAAACTTGGTTCTTAATATCTCTCTATCAATTTTACTTAAACTTTTTCCTCCTGTGCTAAGAACATCTCCAGCAGCGGATTTAAGAAGTGTATCTACAATATCTGGCTCTAGGGCTTTTTGAAGACTGCCCTGAGCATCTTTTACGTATCCGTATGGTCTTTCTTTTTCAAGATTTTCAACTAGCTTGCCGTACATTAAGTTTTGTGCTTTAGGTGTTAGTCCTGAACTTCCGAATAGCTTTCTTCCCATACCAATGGATAGAGAAGTGGCACCCCACTTTTCTCCTATTTTTCCAAACTTTGCTCCTACGTTTTTAAAAGCTGTACTCTTTAATACATTTCCGACAACTCCGCCAGCATTATATCCTGGTATCATTCCACCAGAATTTCTTCTAAGCAATTTAAGAGCATGACTAATACCACTTGATGTAGTTAGCAATGTTGGTAAATTTGTTCCCCTTGCCCACGAAGGAACTCTAGAGCCTATTGTTCTATTTTCGCTGACCCATGTTAATCTTCCATCTCTTCTCTTAACCATCTGTCCCATTTGCCTTGATCCAGTTGGGGATCCAGTTAGTAGTCCACGAGATATTGCTTCATCTCTAGTTAAAACTTCTTTAGCTCTTTCAGTAAATATTTGAGATATTGCAGAATATAGGTTTCTTGTTCCACCAGCTCTTCCAGAATCAATTTTAATTCCACGGAGTGCTGGTCTGTATATTTCTTTTGCAAGTTTTTCAAATCCAAACGGGTCTGCTTTCCCGCCAATCATTCTATTTGCATTTTCTGGACTCTCTAAAGAAGCAATTAGTTTTTCTAAAGCTGCTTTAGTTCTTCTTGATGATTGACTTCTATCTCCACCTAAAGTAGATGCTGCCTCATTCATTAACCCATTTGGATCATACCCAGCTTGCAAGGTTTCTCTGATTCCAGAAGAAATTTGACTTCCAGTTAGACCACTTCCATTAGAGTTAACACCTAGGTTTAACCATGCTGGTAGCAATAAGGCTAGTCCACTTAAATCATCTGTGATATGAGTTCTTTGAAGTCTTAAAGCTTTTCCGCCTTTATTATAATTAGGACCGCCAGATCCTTTGCCGCCATTTATAGCCTCAAGTAATGGAAGGTTTGCTGCCGTTGCTTCTTTGTTTACAACAAATTCTCCTGGAGTAAGCATTGCTGGAACTGTATCTGTATTGCCAGTTCCTGGAACAATATTTCCTCTATTAAATCTTTTTGGAATTGTAGTTTCTGTACTATATCCAGCACCGAATGTTTTTACTCCAAGACCTCGTGCAATTTTATTTAGAAGATCTCTTGTTCTTCCTGGACGAGCAAGCTCCTTCATATTAGACTTTCCATCTTTATTAACTACTGGCTGGTCTAGTAGGGGAACTGAAGTTAAGCTAATAGATCTACCTTGTTGTCCTGCAATGTCTATTGATGCTTGAGTCATCATAGCCTCTACTTGTGCATTCAACTGAATAATTTTAGCTCTTGCTTGATCAACCGTTAGCTTACCAGCCTGAAGTTGTGCAACAATTGCTGCAGATTCTGCTGCTGCGTTTGCCGTAAGCTTAGTCATTGTTGGAAGAAGAGCTTGGTATGAATCAGAAAGCTCTGATGTTATTAATCCAGTTGTGGCAACTTCTTTTTTAAGCAATGCAATTTCTGCTTGTGACTGCATTGCAAGTGCGCCTGTCATTGCATGCCATTTTGCTGCTTCTTCTGCAACAACTCCTGTTGATGCTCCACCTATAGATGTAAGTCCTGGAATCTTTGGCAAATCTCCTTCCATATAAATCTGAGGATTATTTCCAATTTTTTGATTAACCTTTGGAGCTCCAGGGACTACGCCGAAAATTGTTTGTGCCGCTCTTTGATCAGTTGTCATACCAGCAACTGGATTGAGGTGTGACATTGATCTTGTGTCTTCAGGGCTAATCAGTGGATGATTTGGATCAACAACTCTGCCACCACTGGCTTTTACTAAGTTTCCTGCCATTGTGGACATTGCTGGTGCAACAGATACAGCACCCGTCATTGCCTTGCTTTGTAGTAATTCAAACTCTGTAACAAGTCCTGCAATTGCTGTTTTTAATACTGTTGCTGCTTTTGCGTCGCTATAAAATGTTGCTTCAACTAAAGATCCAGCTTTTTGTGCAGCCAAAATTTCTGGCGTAAGCATTTTCCAGCCTTCGCCGCCTTTGAATAAAGCCCTAAAGTGTGATGCACCCTTAATAATATATCCAAAGAAGTTTGCCAGCACACCCGTTAACATAATAACTGGACCAATTATTGCAGTGAAGCCAGTAACAAATGTCAGAACAGATTTAATTGGGTCTGGTAATTTATTTATAAACTTAACAATTCCGTCTACAATATTAATAAAGAATGTTTGAATCTTTAGGAACTCATCTCCAATTCCTGCAAGATCTGCCTTTAATCCCTCTACCGCTCTTTTATACTTTCCAGAAGCAGACTCTGTTACCATCGATAATTCTCGGCCAGCAACCTGTGCCAGCTCTTGGGAACTTGCTTTCATTAAATCCATTACCTGAAGGGTCTGGCTTCCTTGCTTGCCTAGGTTTGCAAACAAAGCATTAAGTCTAGAGAACTGGAACTTGCCGAACAACTGCTCAATTGCCTGTTGCTTTTGTAGTGGATCTAGCTGATCTAGTGCTTCTTGAAGAGCAAAAAGTGTTCCTGTTAGGTTTCCAGCATTTTTTGCTACAATTCCGCCAAGGTCAATTCCCATTTCAGAAAACTTTTCTTTTGCTACCTTTGTAGGATTAATTAAAGATGCGAGTGCTGACTTAAGAGCGTTAGCTCCTTCTGAAGCATTAATTCCGCCTTCTTTCATTGCAGTTAAATATAATGCTAAATCTTGTACGCTTCCGCCCAATCCTTGAATAACTGGGCCAGCTTTTGGAATTGCTTCTACTAAGTCATTAAGAGTTGTTGATGTTTGGTTTTCAACTGAGTTAAGGAAGTTAATAGATTCAGAAAGCTGATCAGTATTTTGCTTAAATGTTGTTTGAATTGCCAACGTTGCTTTCATTGCTTCTTGTCTATCTACTTCACCAAGAACTGCAAGTCTGCTTGTTTCTTTTACTGAAGCTAGAAGCTCGTCGCCCTGTTTGCCTGTTGCAGCTATATCGGCTGCAAGAGTAATTGTGTCTTTAAACGAAACTCCATAAGCTTTTGAAATCTCTTTAGCAGTTGCTGAAACTTCATTTCTTATCTTGGATAATTCTGCTGCTGATGTTGCTGCTACTCCGCCATAAACCTTTGTAAGTCTTACTAGCTCTGCGTCTGCCATTCTAAATGCATCTGCTGCTGCTTTACCAAATGCTGCTAGAGGCACAGTCAATCCTACGGTTAGCTGACGTCCTGCCCACTGAGTATTCTTACCCCAGTTAATCATTTGTACTCCGCCGTCTTGAATAACCTTATTCATGATCTGGAGTTCTTGCTTAGCTAAAGCTGCTTTATTTTTTACTGCATCAAGACCCTGTGGTATATGCACACTGTATTGCATAAGACCTTGAGCATTTTTGCCCATAGGTTGAATGATTGCATTTTGTAGTGCTACTTGCTGTTTAGCAAGGTCTCTAATTAATCCGCCTTGTGTTTTTGTATGCTGCTGAAATGTTTGAAAATACTGTCTCAGCTTCATTTGGCCCCTGTCTAGGTTGGTGCCAAACTTTTCAACATCTGATGTTAGTGTAACAAAGTGTGTTGAGAACTGACCAGTTCTTCTTAGGTTTTCACCGAAGGACCTGTTCATTGTAGCCACTTGACTTGCGAGTCTTGTGTCTGATTGAATTATTTGTGCCTGAAGTTTTGATAAAGAGGCTGTAACCTTATTGACATCTGCAATAAGACCTGAAAAATCTGCATTAGCAACTATATTAGTTACAATATTTTCATCAGCCATTTATCCTATATTACTCCTCTGCGTAGCCTAGACCTGCGCCAATTCCAAACCCTGCTTGTGCTGCAAAGCTTCCTTGTAAGGAAACTATATCATCACCTGAAGCTTTTATACCAAGAGCTTGTCTTTGTATATCTTCAAAAGTTTTTCCTTGAACTACTTCGTCTTCCTCATCTGCATCTAAATCTATTCCTTTAAGACTTGCCGTAAACTTTCTGTCTTCCGACTTTTGTTTCTTAAAAGATTTCAATGTTTGAATGAGCTCTGGCATTGAAAGACTTTCTTCTAGTTCTTCGTAATTCTTCCAGTGACCTAAAAGAAATACTTCACCCTCTAAAGCGGCTAAATCTAGTTCTGACCAGCCAGAACCGCTGCCGCTAGAAGGTTTGGGTCGTCCATCTTAATCCCACCACATACCTCAAGGATACGATTGATTGTAGGAACATCTAGTGCATCTTCCAGTGCATCTCTATCTGCTACCAATTCTGGTAACTGCTTTTCAAGTGCTACTGCAACTGCGTCAATTAATACGTTGAGAGTTTCTGCCTCTGTAGTTGAATCGCTTGCTGCTTGTAGTACGTTCATAAACTTTCTTAGCTCTTTAATGCTCAGCGGCTTCAACTTAATTGTTGAGCCATTCTGAAGAGTTAATTCTTCTACGCTATATACTGTTGTTGCCAATTTAATCCTCCTAGGATCTAGTCTTAATTATTATAACATATAGATATTATCTATACAAATGGAAAACCCCCAGTTTCCTGGGGGCTTTCATTAATAAATTAAATTTATTATGCTGATAGTACACGGTCAATAATCTTGCCGTATTCTGAGCCAGAGTAGTTAGCATCTGGTAGAAGACGGAAAGTTACTGGGAATGTAGTTGGAGTTGTACGAGCAAGTGAGAATTGTGACTGTTGTACAGACAATACTCTACGTGCATAATATACACGCTCTGATGCTGTTGAAGTTGCTGTAGGTGCTTGACCAACTGCAATTAGTTGACGCTCTGTTGGAGCTGCTCCTAGGGAACCTGCTTCAAGACCAAGAACATCCTTCTTTGTAGCTCCAGTACCTGATGTTGTCAAAGATGATGCATTCTGTCCGAATACAGCAACGATGTTTTCTAGGGTACCTTCTGACATTTCTGTTGCGATCATAACTTCCATTGCAGACTTGAACAGCTTAGCTGTATCAAGCAACTGGTCAACGGTTACTGAATCGTATGTTGGGTTATAGGTGATCTGGAGACCATTGTTAGTAAAACCAACGTTACGGTATCCAAACTTTCCTGCTGTCTGATCAACATTGTTAAGTGTTGTTGTATATGATTCGCCTGATGCGAATGCTGGAACACCAACTGTTGTTGCGCCGCTTGCAACAGCGACACCTGCTTCTGCGTTTGCGATGTAGTCTGAGTCGTTTACGTCAATAGTTGACAAGAACAACGGAGATGCACCAACGAGAATATTTTTAGCATTACCTACGGATTGTGCCATAGTTATTTTCCTCCTATTTATAAAAATATATATATATTATTGTAAAACGTTAAATCTTGGCTGGCTAGGCCCTTTCCTCTATGTACAATAATAGAGTATAATGCGCCCAAAGGCAAATTATAGGAATCGACCTGCTGAGTCTAGGATCCTTGCATATTTAACCTCAAGGATTATATCTGTGGATAGAAATCCAGCCAGCTCTTCCGATGGGGCTGTTGGGGATATATCGGCAACGAATATGCTGAAGAATTTAAACTTTTTAGATATACCAGAATATGCGTTGGTGTCTCTGGCTGAGTCATCCATTCTTCTAAATAGGTCAGTCATCAAGTTTCTGATCTCATTGATTTCTGAAACATCTGTTGAGTAAATGGTAAATAAAATCTGCTCACAGCATATGGCCCAATTGTCCTCATATGAGATGCCTATCTTGTCATAGACTATGTGCTTCTTCCCGCTCAAAAATTGATTCATTTCTGGGGACTGCTGAATTGGAATAATTGGAACAATCTCTTGTCCAATATTATCTGAATAATAATCAGTAGGCTCAAATATATTATTGTCCTTTAATTCAGACCAAAGGTACTTTCTTAAATCAAGCATTACATCTGCTTTATAATCTGTCATACTGCACCCCCAAATGCTGCAGCAAGTGCTGACTCTGCCTGCATGTTTAACGTATTAGCATTAAATGAATATTTAACCTTTTTAACATCTGATGGCAGCCTCATTGATTTAGTTAATGAAGAATTAAATATTTGTTGAAAGCCAGACTTTTTAATCGATAGGCTTACTAAATTACCAGTGAAGAATTGTGCATATGCAATTTTGAATCTTCCTGTAGCCTTGCCTCCGCCTGGCCTTGTAACGGTCACAGAGGCCCCTTTGGGCATATACACTACTCCAGTACTAGTTTCAAATACTAATCGCTCTGCGAACCTAGGACGGATTACTAGAGGCATTCCAGCTTCCATCACAGAAGCTTTATTGATAAATACATGCTTTCTGCTTCCAAACTTATTTGGCACAGCAGATTTAGAAGGCAAGAAATTAGAAGCAATCTTAAATGATAGTCCATCTGTAGATAATATATTTAAGGTAAACAATCTTGCATTCTTGTTTCCAGTCTTTTTCCACTCATACATATGATGTAAAGATTTAGGATTCATTCTAGCCTGTGAGTCTAGGTAGAGGCCGAAGTCTTCTTGTATTTGCTTAAAAACTATAGATTGAAATTTCTTTTGAAATTGCTTATTTGTTGTTAGCTTAGATACAACCTGAGCCTGATAATATATTGCCGCTGAGATTTGAGCAACTGTGCTATCTTTTAAAATGGTACCCGAAGTTCCAGCCATGCCTTTTTGCAATCCGCTAGCCGCTGTCACAAGTAGTGTACTATTGTCCAATTACTTGATTCTCCGATCTTTTCATTGTTGAGTTATATGCGACTACTTTTCCAAATGGGTCTGTGATTGGAGTATTCCCCATAACTTCAAATACGGTTGGTGTATCTGTGGGGAAATTAATTTCTACCCATATAACATTACCATCGCTATCTCTTATATTAGTTATCTTTTCTCTGGCGGTTATTCTTTCTGCAGTTCTTACTTGAATAGTTTGATCGTTTGTATATCGATTATCAAATATCTGCTTATCTCCCGACCTTGTGGTTGATGAGTTGCTAACTACGCCTTTAGCATGGCAAGCTACGCTTTTGTAATAATGCCATTCTTTTACAATAGCTCCAGTGTCTTCGTCTTGTGTATCAAACTGCCTGTAAACGTCCATCGTCATAGACAGGACGGCGTCTATGAGGTTATTCATTTAAATCACTACCGATTTTGATAAGACATAATCTGCAAGCAATTGGTCTGCGTAATTATTACCAGTTCCAGCAAATGATTGATCTGAGTACTTGAAGTTCCAGTCGAACGTCTGTATGCTCTGGATATATTTGTTTCTCCATACTGTATCTTTAGAGAAATAATCCTTCATTAATTCTATTGCTGCAAGTTCAACGTTATCTGGAACCTTGTCCCAGCCAAATTTGCCGTAGACTCTGTATGGCACTCCAGACTGGAAAACTCCATTGCTATGATCATTAATGCTTGGAGGAATCATTCCGTTTGCTACGTATACTGTATTATCTATCATGCTAGCACGATTAATTCTTATTCCGTATCCGCTTTCGCTAAGCATTACATCATAGTTCCAATTATTTATTTCTTCAATATTGTCTACTAACAATATATCGTTGGCATACAAGTAATGAAGTTCAGCAATTCTTGAAGGCAATGGAAGTATGTCTGAATCGTCTCCGTAAACAACAAATACTTCATCTTTTAAATAAAAGTTTTGGCTTGTGTGCTGCTCTATAATTTTACGAGCATACTTTTCTGCCATCAACAAATCTCTGTAGGACTTATATCCTGGGTCAGAAGAGTCTGTGCTAAATCCAATATCTAGGGCATGATTAAAATCCACATACGGAGTTATTACAAAAACTTCGTCTGAGTGCTTTACCGCAGTTCCATTTACCGCATAGTTCCATTGTAGTCTTAAAGTTTTATTTCTATCTGTAAACTGATATGGAATATTTACTGAATATGTTCCTGGGTTATTTTCATCCAAGGATGATGTAAGGTTTGCCAGCAGTTGTGTTGGGCTAACTGCTGGACTTACAGCTGGATCTAGAGTGACGTCATATAATGCCACGGTTGGAAGAGAGTCTGCATTTGCAACATCACCATTCCAAAAAACTTTATGTGTTACTGGTGATTGACTGTTTATTAAAACCTCGGCCATTTATATAGGTTTGTTTAGCCGTAGTACTCCTGAACTTCCTTTGGAGTTGCTAAACGAAAACCTTCCTCCTTGTCAAAAATTTCTTGAGCGTCATCTTCTGTCATTGCAACAAAAGGATGCTCTTTTGTAAATGTAAATCCTAGAATATCATATCTATAATTTTCTCTAGTCATTCTAACTAGTACTGTATCTTCTGCTTGGGCTTTAGGATCAAATCTTGGAAGAATCTCTTCTGAATCTTCGCTAAATTCATCTGCCGCCTCTTCAATGTCCTTAATAGTCTTTTGGTAAACTGACCATGTTACTCCCTCTTCGGCAAGAGCGGCAATAATATCGGCCTTGTTCTTTATTCCATCAGTATCAACTGCAAAGTCCTCTGCAATTTTTCTGAGTTCTGCTACTTTCAATGTCTCGAATGACATATATTCTCCTTTGTTAGGTTCCTTAATTATAGCATTGTTAAATTAAAATGAAAAGCCCCCAAAATTAATTGGGGGCCTTTCGGGGGTTATTTCTTAATTAAGAAGCAACCTTAACGTTCTTTACGACAACCCAAGCATCTGCTTGTTCGATCTGGACGCCAACACGAGTGTACATTGTGTACTCGATTGAGTCCTTACGTGGCCAGAAGAAACGGTAAACAGTTACATCACGCTTGATACCAATAACTACGTTATTTGGGAATGACAAGTGGATATCTCCGTGTGAACCTGAAGCTCCTGAGTGTGTACCAGTCTGTGTCTCTGAAAGAAGTGGAACTTCAACAATTGGAATACCAAATGCGAATGGTGCCACATATCCTGCAGGTCCACCTAGTGGTGCGACTCCGCCACGGATTACGCTTGAAGCGATGTCCTGTGGAATTGTCTGATTTGTTCCAATACTGTTCTTGTATAGGAAGTCCTGAATCAAGTTTGATCCAGCAAGGAAGCGAAGGTCTCCACGACGTTGCTTGTACTTACGTGGCATAGCCTTAAGTGCCTTGTTGAATACTTCACGAGAAACTTCAGCGCCAGCTGCGTCTACGACACGACCTGATGCCTTTGCCTTCTTTACAACGCCATCAAATGACTTGTAAAGAGCGTCTCCTGTTAGAGCTGTATCACCGTTAAGAATAACATCTTCGATGTCATTTCCTGCCTGTGTTGCCATCAAACGTGCAATGTGATCTTCTAGATCTGCACCCTCGATGTTGTCTTCTAGAGACTCTGTTGAAAGCTCCCAATCCATGCGTAGCTTCTTTGTTGTTAGAGAGATCTTTGAGAAAGTTACTGCTGAGTTAACACCAGTATTGTCTGCCTCTGTCGCAAGCTTCATAAGCTTTTCGCCTACTGACATGCGATCAATTTCTGCTGTATCTGACTTCATGCGAACTGTACGTGCGACCTTACCGATTACGGTTGCGTCGAACATATAATCAAGGAAGCGAGCAGATTGTTCTGGGTTAAGAAGACCACCATTGCCATTTTCAGACGCTGTGTGTACTCCTGTTCCACCAGTTGTTGAACCGAATCCTGTTGATACCTGAGTACCAGCTGCTACGGCCTTTTCTAATGTTTCATTGCTCATTATTTTATACCTACCTTAGTTAAATATTTCGTTTACGGAACCGAGGAAAGAACCGTTCCATTTAGATTTTCTGATTGTTACCTCTTCT